GGTGATTCTATTGCATCATACAGAAATTACTACATAAACAACAAAAATCATCTTGCAAACTGGAAGAAAAGAAATATTCCTTCCTGGTTCTGTGCTATATAAGAGTGTAACATGCCTACATATAACTTCCTGAATATTGAAACTGGTGAAGAATTTGAAGCGTTTATGAAATTTTCTGAACGTGAAGAATATCTGAAAACCAATCCACAGATTCAATCTGTGATGACTGCACCTGCGATTGTGTCGGGCGTGTCTACATCAAAACAAAACCGTGTTCCCGATGGGTTCAAAGAGGTTCTTTCAAAAATCTCTGAGGCTCATCCTGCTAGTGCAGTTGCGGATAAGCACGGAAGAAAATCCATTAAACAAGCCAGAACCGAACAGGTGATTAAAAAACACACAAAGGGATAATGGCATCAAAAATATAGAGGGTCTTCATGGCAAGAAAAGCAAATACAAGAATTAGACTTGTTGATGAATCTGATGTGCAAACAAAACCAACGAATGCACTAAAAATCAGAATAGATGATTTAAAGACTTTTGACCCACTAACAAACAATCAAAAATTATTTTTTGATGCATATAAGAGAGGCGATTATTTCGTAGCATTACATGGTGTAGCAGGAACAGGTAAAACATTCTGTGCGTTATATAAAGCACTAGAAGAAGTTTTAGATAAGAGTAATCCATTTCATAAAATCATTATTGTCCGTTCTGCGGTACAATCAAGAGAAATGGGTCATTTGCCTGGTGATGTTGCGGAGAAGATGGAAATCTATCAGCAACCATATCAACAAATTTGTCACACTTTGTTTGGTCGCAAAGATGCGTATCAAAGACTTGAAGAACAAGGATATGTTGAATTCATCTCAACATCATTCATTCGTGGTATGTCATTTGATGATGCGATTATTATCGTTGATGAAATGCAAAATTTGACGTTTGAAGAAATTGATACTGTTATGACCCGTGTTGGTTACCGCTCAAAGATTATTTGGTGTGGTGATTATCGCCAAACAGACTTGAACAAAAAGAAAAATGATATGAGTGGTATTTTAAAATTCTTTGATATTGCAATGCACATGAATGCATTCACTAGAATTGAATTTACCGCAGATGATATCGTTCGGTCTTCATTAGTGAAAGACTACATTCTAGCAAAAATGCAACATGAGGATGCAAGTAATTAAATTATGTTTACGTATTGCCCACCAAAAGAACTTGCTGATTTAAAATCAGAAACACTGGAGAACGGAAGATTTTATGTGACGCCAGATGGTAAGAGATTGCCATCGGTAACAACCGTCTTGGGTGCAATGGGCAAGAAAGCTATTTACGAATGGCGACAGCGTGTTGGTGCAGATGAAGCAAATCGTATTTCACGGGTTGCTTCTGGTCGTGGTACACGTATGCATACGCTATGCGAAAAGTATTTGAATAATCAAGACATAGGTAAACCAATGCCTGATGCTTTGGAGTTGTTTAGAAAAGTAAAGCCGTATCTAAATAAAATCAACAACATTCACTATCAAGAATGTGCATTGTGGTCAACAAAACTTGGCATGGCTGGGCGGGTAGATTGTATTGCAGAATATGATCGGGTTCTTTCTGTCATTGATTTTAAAACATCCAGCAGAGTGAAAACAAGAGAAGATATTCCTGCATATTTTGCACAATGTACTGCTTATGCATTGATGTATGAAGAATTGATTGGTGTAAGAATTGAGCAAATAGTTGTTATCATGGCTGTTCAGGAAGATAACCCAATCATCTTTGTGGAGCCAATGAGAAAACATATAAATACTTTACTAGAGTACATTAGTTTTTACAGGAATCAGAAAAAGTAAGGAAATATTAATATGGGATGCACATTAGATTCTTCAGGATTTGTTGGTGATAATGGATCCGCAATATATTCTAGTGCAAAAAATGGCATAGGAAGTTATTGGTATGTTTATTATTTTTCATCAGGTGGCGCCACAACTATGTTTGATACAACTTCAGGAGCTGGCATGATGTACACATATCCGGGAGTTGGAAATTACAATGCTGGAAATTCAGGAACTTGGAGATTAATGGGTTGGTCAACAGATACTACAGCGGCTTATGACCAAAAACAGTTGTATGTTAGGGTAAGCTAATGGCCGCGGTTTTATATTCATCAGGAATAAATACATCTTCTGGCGGTAGATTAAACAGAACCACCGCTGGCGGAACAGGATCTTATTTTATCACTTACATAGGACCACAAACGAATCTTGATGGAACTATGGCGGGTAGTGAATTAAACTATACTGTGCCTGGAGTAGGAAATTATACTGCGGGTTTTTCTGGTACTTGGAGATTTATGGGAGCGCACACTGGTGTAAATGGTGGTTTTCAATTATGGACAAGGATAAGTTAAAATGGCTTCAACATTAACATCATATGGTGTAAATTTTAGTGATGGAACAACTAACAATGGAAATGTCAGAAACGATATTGGAAGTCTCTGGATGATTTGGAGCAATATACAATGTGTTCCAGGAAGCACCGTTGACGGAAGTCTTTTGACATACATTCATGCTGGAGTTGGTCAAAACGCTGGTTGCACAGGTACTTGGAGAAATCATGGTTATTCTGTGAATGCTACTGGCGCACAAATATATACAAGAGTTAGTTAAATAGGATTTATAAAATGACAACGATACCAATGACACCCGTATATACTCCAGCCCCCGGTATTCCAATAGATGAGACTGTGAATAATTCTTCTATTGGAATTAAATTTACTGAGGTTAGAAATCCAAAATGGTTGAATCCAGAACATACAAGATTAAACTGTGAAGTTAATTTTTCACATTTACCAGAAGATTGGGTATGGTTCACAGCAGTTCCTTCAGGAGATTTGCCTCATACGCATGAGATTTTTGAAAAATGTGTTGCTGGTGAATTTGGTGAAATTGAAGAATATCAACCACCAACTCAAGAGGAAAAAGCAAAAGAAATTAGACTGTGGAGAGACATTCTAATTAAAGAAACCGATTGGACACAAGGCGCCGATGTGCCTCAAGTAACAAAAGATAAGTGGGCTCCTTATCGGCAAGCATTGAGAGACATAACAAACCAAGTTGATTTTCCAGATTCGGTAACTTGGCCAACAAAGCCATAATATATTATTACCACAAAAACAGCCGATAGAATAAATATAGAATAATAACAAGGAAAAAAAATGACTTTGCCGGCATCCGGTGCATTAACCTTTGGTCAAATCAACACTGAATTAGGTGATATCTCCACATCAACACGTAGTTTGAATGACGCAGTTTCCCGAGCGCTTGCAAGAGTGCCTTCCGGCTTAATAGCCGTATCTAATTTTTATGGAAAATCATCAGGGTTTAAGCAAGGCATTTTTGGTTTTGGATCTGGTAATTTTTCGCCATCATTTATGTCAACTATAACCAATATAGTGTCTAGTGCTGGCGTTGTGGCTAGTGATGTTTCAGGCGTAGGAAATATAAAGAGAGCTTTGCAAGCTGCTACATTTGGAGGTGATAAGGGTATATTTGGTTTTGGGTATACTTATGTTGGCAGCACAACAACAACACTTTCTCAAAATATTGTGTCAAATACTGGGGTGGTTGCTTCCGATACATTTGCTACTGGCAGTTCTAGAACAGACGGGGCAGGTGCTGGTTACGGCAATGATAAAGGCTTGTATGCTTTTGGTAACAATTTTGCTACTGGTAGAGTAAACACACGTAATCTTATTACAAACACAGGTGTTGTCGCTTCAGATACTGCGGGCGCAGGTACTGCAAGAGAGGCTTTAGCCGCTGCAACATACGGCTACGATAAAGCCATATTTGGTTTTGGATTCGCTACTTCGCCTTCCGGTAGAACGGCTGTAACCAATTTAGTATCAAACACAGGCGTAATTGCCACTGATACTGCCGGTGTTGGTACTGTCCGCACTACGAACATGGGCGCCGCTACATTTGGCATTGATAGGGCCATATTTGGTTTTGGATATACTACCGGATACACTGCTATAACCAATTTAGTATCAAACACAGGTGTTGTTGCCACTGATACTGCGGGTGTTGGTACTGTGGGGGACAGTTCGGCTTGTGGTTACGGCGGCACTAAAGCTATATTTGGTTTTAAATATAACGGTAGCTTTTCAACTACAACTAATTTGGTGTCAAGTACAGGTGTTGTCGCTTCAGATACTACGAGTGCAGGTACTGCAAGATACCCAGCCGCAACAAGCTGGGGTCAGTAAAAATTATTAAATAGGATTATTATGTCGTCAAAATTTAACTCTGAATTTAACTATAGATACCAAGTAATTGGGGAAACGCCTTGGGAAAAACTTCATCAATTAAAAAACTTTCATCAAGGTAGAGTTCGTGCCGCAAAGTTAGAAGAAATTGCTCACATAAAATATAAGGCTAAGCTCATGGAGCTACAAACTTTAAAAGATAGCAACGCTTTTCCGCATGTTGTTCTTAACTTGCAAGCGGAGATCATGGAAATAGAGTCTTTCCAACAAACCGAAAAAGAAAGTTTTGAATTAAATCGTCATGAAATTTCTATTCTTGAGAAACTAATTAAAGAACTGTATGAAATTGTTGAGCCAACAAGACTGCGCCATGAAGATGGGACTCCTTATTCAGATGATGAGATGTGGGAAGCTAACGCCGCCAATGAGTTTACGGTAACAATTGGAAAGGAGATTCAAGCTGAAATCCTTGCTGTTGGAAGACCTTCCCCTGCAAAATTACGAAATGCCATGTCAAACCCATATACTTTTCATGCGTTACAACAAGTTGGCTTAATTCCACAGGAGGCGGTAATGCTTGAAGGTAATGCTGATCCTTTGAAGATTGAAGTCAGAGTATCTCCATCAATGGTTAGTGTTTCAAATGATAAAGAAGAATTAATTAAAAATTAATTATTACCTGACAAACTAGTTTTGTTGTGTTATAATTAGTGTTATTGCTGTATGAAGCAAAGAGAAAAGTGTCCTGGACGGGGGTGCGAATCCCCCCACCTCCACCATAAGGATTTAAGTGGATAATAA